ATGGAAGAGGAACTTGTATTAAGGATAATAAACGAAAAACTGGAATATGACCATATAGCTCCTGAGTGGCTTTGTGATGGAATCTGTACAAGGTCGGAATATGATGAGTACTGTACAGGCGAAATGGATATAGATTATCTTACACTTGAAATGATGTTAGAGAGACTTGGGATGAATAGCATGGATTTCATTTCATGGGTTGATTATGATGTGTATGAGTATCTGGAGTGGAGGGATAAGAACATGGAAGCCATACGCAATAAGGATACTGTGACATTGAGACAATTATTATATGCTGATGACATGTACGGAATAGTGGATGTTAACGGTGAGATATCTGATAGAGAAGAAAACAGATGGAGCATGAATCCAAAGCTTATTATGCAGTTTGGCGTTATGGCGGTAAGTATGCTGGAATGGTTTGAGGGAAGGAGGAAAAATGCGGAGAGGTATGCTAAGCAAGCTGTTGAATATACAGGTTTAGGAAACAGCATGGAATTTGAGGATGAAGATACAAGTATGAAAATGCTGTCGGATAAAGAAATTGCCATGAATGTTTTAAGCGATTATTTTGAGGTGGAGAATAATCTTGAAAATAATGCGGCTCTTGAACGAACCGGCAGACATTTAGGGCAGATGTTAAGATATATTGATGGCAACGGAAGGGATATAAGAAGTGTAGCGCTGCTGTTTCCATATATATCATACCTGTACGTCAGAATCCAGATAATGCTGGGGAGAGCGGAACAGGGAATTGCACCATGCAAAAGGTCGATAGAATTGATGAGAACGCATAATCAGTGCCGGATGCTGGAAATGACTTTACGGCAGTATATACAGCTTATGAAAAATCTTGGAATCAGCAACAGGGCACAGGATGAGGAGAGACTGCTCAAAAGCTGGCAGGAGGTTCTTGGATTTTTGAAAAGACTATCGGGAAATGTGCCGGATGAAGGTTGTGGTTTTGCAGAGAGGCTCTTAAGATGTGGTGTGTGGAACGGCGGAGCTTTCGTGACGGAGGGCAATATCATAAAGCTGTACAGAGCCAGAGAGGGCATTACCCAGAAAAGATTGAGCATAGATGCCGGTTATAGTATGCGGAGCATGTGGCTGATAGAGAATTCCAAAGCTAAGCCGCAGAAGAATGGATATGAAAAGATAAGAAAAAGACTTGGCATTCCGTCAGGTCATATACACAGTGATATATATTGCACCAGTTATAAAGCGTATATGCTAAAATATCAGATTGAAAGAGCTATGATGAACTTGGAGCTTGAAAAGGCAGACGGCTTGATTGATAAGCTGGAAAAAGAACTGATTCGGGCAGGAAGCGGGGACGAGGTTAAAACCCGGATAAACAAGCAATTTATCATGGACAGCCGAAATGCAATTGCGTACACGTCAAAGAAAATTACTGCCAAGGAATATCTGGAGAGAAGTAAAAAATGCCTTGCACTTACGGTAGATATTGAGAACAAGAAAATTGATAAGGTGTTTTTAAGGGTTGAAGAGCTGCTGATTATTATTCACATCGCACAGGCCTACAGTATTCTTGGCAATACTGAGAAGGCTGTGCAGTACTCAAAAATTGTAATTGACTATTGTGAGTCAAGAAATATTAAAAGTCAGGCATATATCAATAAAATGCTTATAGCATATCATAGTCTGGCTTTGGATTACAGGTCTTTGAATAAATATGATGAGTCGCTGGAGTATATTACAAAAGGAATGTTCCTTGATATTAGTTCCGGCAAGGGCAAGCTGGTGGCAACATTTATATTTTGCTATGCATACTCACAGGAAAAGTTTAATAATAATCTGGAAGCCCTTAATGCTTATCAGATAGTAATAAATGCTTGTGAGATATTTGGAAACAGTAACCGCGATAAGGCAGTGAGTAACTATACATGGTTAAAAAATAAAATTGAATCTGAATATACATAATTGATAGGTTTGTCTTCTTCTTTAGTTTCATTGAAAAAGGTATTTATTGAGGAGCTGTTGCATAGCTGCAATAATAAAAATATTAATACAAAAATCATTAACCATTTGTGTTTTTTGTTCATTAAAATATCCTCCTTTTAGTATATCTGATTGACTATACAATGATAGCAGTTATTGCTATGAAAAAATATGATGTTTTATAAAAAATAATTTGTATAAAACATCATATTTTTTATTTTCTTTTTAAGATATAATTATCAATGTAGCGAAAACATTTACGTGTGGTTCTTATGATATGAGAACCGAGAAAGGATAAGGTGTTTTATGATTAAAAAGCGATGGCGAAAAATGACAGCAGGTTTTTTAGCAGCAGTGACATTGATAAGCTCTTTCGGAACAATTGACGTGTCTGCCGCGTCATTGGACATGTCGGAACAGAGTGAGACTGATTATGATTTTATGAGGGAATATCTGCACAAGTTCAGGGAAGGTATGGCCGGGACTTGAGTTATGATGGAGTGCAGAAATTTCAACCCACCTCATTGGTGTGGAAAGTTTAAAAAAATATAGTAAAAAAAGGAGATATGAAATATATGAGAAAATTTAGTTTTATATTAGCAATACTGTTAACAATAACATTAGCTGTAAAACCTGTATATGCAGTAGAAGATTTGAAGGGAGATGAGAATGATTATAGTATTGAATTACAGCAATATTTAGAAGAATTGCAGCAGTTTGTTAATGAAGTTAATTGTAATGATGCACATGATGAAAATTTAATTGACAGTTCTTTAGAAGAATATGCTCAAAAGCTTGACACAATGGGTTATGAAAATTATATAATAGATAATGAGAATTATGATGATTTATACGATTATCTGAATATGGATTTTGAGCAGATGGGAATTGATAGAGATGGAAAGTATCTTGTTGTGTTTTCTAATGGGGAAAGTCAGCAAAATGCTATTTCGCGTGCTAGTAATAGCTCAATTTATAAATATACATATAATGGAAACGAATATACTATGAGACAGTGCACAGTCACAGCAGCAGATTCATCACATTATGCCGTAGCGGCTAGCCCTATAAATATTTATAACTCTAAATCAGCAGATTTTTTTATCAATTGTATTAATGCGTCAATTTGTTCGTATCTGGATTGCATATCAGGTCCGCTTATGTTTGGAACTATTGCAAGTATAGCAGGTATCGATGTATCACGGATAGCTTCAAATTCAAAAAATGCGACATTGTATATGCATTGTTCTGCAAATTGGACTAGAGTTTTTACTCAGGTTTATAGTACTTATGATGGCATGTGGATGAATTGTTCTTCAGCGGAGTATGTTAGCCAGACACAGAGCATGAGTGGACAATATTATGATTCTGTTGATAATGTAATGAAAGATGTAAACAGAGATTCAAAGACATTAACTCAGGCATCTCAGCATTATGGAGATAATGAATGGCTGAATCGTCAAGCGGCAATTTACTTCTTTAATTGTGCAGGATGTAATTATGACCAGACAGGAGACGTTAATTTCTATTATAATAATGTTAAAAAGGTTACAATAAAAGAACCATCTATGTAAGGAGGTCAAACCATGGAAAAAACTGTAAGAGGCTGGTCAATTCTGTATATGTTGTTCGGTGTAGCAGGTGCCATTATGGGAGTGTTGCAGCTTGTAGATGAGACCGGTGGAGCGGTTGTGATGAATCAGTTTGGAGAGACCTGGATAAGGTCGGGCGGTGATTTCGGGATGGTTGTATATCTGCTGATTGTTGTTGCACTTGCTGCTGTGAGAATAGCGCTGGGGGTTATGGGGCTTAAGTTTGCCTCACTTGATAAAGTGTGGAAGCCTGTGCTGGTGCTCTCAATCGTACATATAGTCCTGTCGGTAGTTTTGCTCAATATTGGTGCGATTATAGTTGCGGCTGTGGGATTGTTCATATATGTAATGTATTATAATATGGATTACAAGGCATTCTATGGTTTGTAGGAGTTATAATTTGATAGGCGTCTGCGGATGAGAAGCTTGATGTTGATAGCATTCTGACATAGATTTTTGAGGCTGATATGCTTTCGCTCAGTGAAAATGAGAGCATACAGGCGGAAAGGAGAAAACCGGATTATCATTTATCCAATTTAAGTGATAATCCGGTTAATTAAAATAGTATGGGGAAAATGAAGAGAGTTGTGTTGCTTACAATGATTGTATTAATATTATCAGCCTGTTCAAAAAATGATAGCTCACCCGGTGGAATCACAGGGGACAGCACACAGAATAATTATGAGGAAACGCAGCCGGTATGGAGACTTAATGAATTTACGGCAGGCCAGGATGGTTTTTATTATAGGCTGGGAGATTTTAACGGTTCTCCTTCTGTGGAGAAAATCTATTATTTTGACAAGGAAACACACGAGCAGTATCCGGTGTACAGTAAACCGGAATGCCAACATAATGATGAGAGCTGCACGGCAGTTCTTGGATGGACAGAATACAGGGGAGGTATATGGTACTATGCAGATAAGTTGTATCTTGTCAAGGATAGCGGCGGCTATACATGGTTATACAGAATGGACACAGACGGAAGTAATAGAGAAAAGCTGTTTGAAATAGGAGATTGGGATTATGGTGGAGCTAACACATATTATCTTTACTTTAGGGATGACAATGTGTATATAATCTGTACCCATATTGAGAACGGACAGAATACATTTATCAGAAAGAGAAGTCTTGATGGTAAAGTTGATGAGATGGTATATGAGAATATGGATGAGGCATACATGCTTGAGGAGGAGCTGCAGTGGTATTCTTCCAGATTATATATGAAGGAATATATCTATAATACTGAGAATATGGAAGACAGTACGCAGGGCACAAGACTTGTTGCATATGATTTTGCCACCAATAAGACAGAATATATTGATTTGGGAAATTTTAGTGGTTACTGTTTTTCAAAGGATGAGAGATATTGTTATTTTTACCGTATCAATGACGGTCTGTACAGAAGGGATATGAAGGATGGCAAAGAGAAAAAGCTATATGAGAGTCCTGAAGGGTACAATCTATTTGATATGAGGTGTATTGGCAATTATATAATAATGACAGATTTATTGTCTGTAATACATTTAGGTAGTGGTAAAATGCCAAGTGTATATGTAATTGACGATGATGGAAATTTGGTAAGGCAGATAAACGGCTTCTCACGTTACGATAATTTGTTCTTTGGAAATGAAGAGTATATATTTGCACGTGGACTTGCCGGTGACAGAGGGATGATATATGCGTATATTCAGATGGCTGATATAGAGACTGTTGATGGCTGGACATTGTTTCAGATGAGTATTATGGGGCAGTAAAAGGGGAGATATTATGGATAGATATAAGACGATAATAAATAGAAAAAATATAATAATACTTGTATCTATTCTGATTGTGTGCGCAGGTATGTTCCTTTTCAGGCAGGTAGAAGACACAGGCTTTACAGGGCTTCATGATAGCAGGAAAGCTTTGGAAACATACATTGATGTATACGGCGGAACCGATTTTGCGACAGCATATAATATGGCATTGGAGGACAGGAAGAATAATTATTCGGATAAGGTTATGCGCATGGTATGTGACAAGCTTGAGTATCTCAGCGGATATGAAGCATATGTGGACAGTATAATCTCCAATGCGGAGACGATGAGCAGGCGTAAGCTCTTTGCCACGCAGGGTGGCTACAGACTTAAGAATATTATCAGGACAATGCAGGATTACCGGAGAATAAAAGATACTGTGCTTGTGTTTGACAATGACAGAGGAATGGAAGTATTTTTTGGATATAAAGCATTGTATTATTTTATAGCTGCTGCCATGCTTGCAGTAGTTATGATGATGGTGGAGTTCAATTCATCTAAAAGCCGCAATATAACGTACTATTGTCCTGATGGCAGAGGCAGATTGGGAATCAGCCATCTGGTACAGCTTTTCGTTATGCAATTGCTTGTAAGTGCAGTTATCTATGCAGTGGTATTTTTGGAAGCCTTTGCGGTGTACGGTGCATGTGATTTGAGTGCTCCCATACAGAGCACGGAGCTGTTCAAGGATTATACCTTTGCCGTGAGCCGTGGAGAATATATTCTGATTAATTATGTACAGCTATTTATTATCGTATATATGCTTTCACTGGTCTTGTGGGTATTTTTAAACAGCTGCAATGCTTCAAGCCTTGGAATTATTGCGCTGTGCATGCTTATGGGAGTGGAGGTGCTCCTGTATGTCAATATTGAACCGAAGAGCAGATGGGAATTGTTAAGAAAAATAAATGTTGTAAATTTATTATACGTTCCGGGACTTAATACAAGGTATGCCAATGCGGATATTTTCGGAGTACCATTCAGCTTCATCGGAGTTATCATAGTGTGTTCGGCAATATTGATAACCGCCTTTTCGATAGCCGGCGTGTTGAGGGAGGCGTACAGAAAGCCTGTTGAAGAGTATCCTTCGGGAATAAAGGGACAGCTTGCCAAGAAGTTACATGACATCGCTTCAAAGAGCACAGTATTCATTAAGGAGCTGTATAAGCCTCTCATAACAAGAAAAGCACTTGTAATCGGTCTGTTTTTTTATGTAACGGCAATATGCTTTATAAATGACAGTAAAGTACATATCGGAGACAATCAGATTAGTGATGATAAGATGTTTATGGAGATAGGTGAGAAGGGCGTAGCCGGCTTAAGGGAGAAATATGAAGAACTGGATGCGCAGATAACACAGATATTGGACGATATGAGCACTGCTGATTCTAGACTTGCCACAGGTGAGATAACAGAAGATGAGTACATGAGTATATATATCAGATATATGGAGGTTGAAAATAAGAAGAATGTAAAACTCAGACTGCAGAATAAGCTCAGCTATCTCGAAGAGATTGAAGCAGTATATGGAATACAGGCGGTGGTCATACCTGAGAACGGTTATAATAACGCTATTGGAAAAGGCAGTATTAAAAGAGAGTTTATAATAGGAATACTATTCACGATAGCGATATGGGTAATAGTGGTTGATTATTTTGCCTATGAGAGAGCATTAAATTCCGGGGAATTGTTCTACATGATGAAAAAAGGAGGAACATGGCTGTATGCCAGAAGAATATTGGTATGCCTGACATTGACAGTCATAATGTTTCTTTTAGTGTATGGATATGATATTGCCAGAGTGCTGAGGTGGTATGAGATGCCGTTTTCCGGGGCGTCGGCAATGAATCTAAGCTTTATGGGTGATTCAGGATATAAGGGAAGCATAAAGGGATATGCGGTGCTGCTGATATTTGAGAGACTGGCGGTGGGTATAGCGGTATGTCTGTGTGCTGCTGCATTTTCAATAAGATTCGGGCAAAAAGCCCAGGCAGGGGTGATACCTGCGGTTGGAACAGCGGTGATGGCAGTACTGCTTGCATTCAGTAAAGTATGGCTTATCTCCATGCTTGCCGGATTCACATTGGTGACGGTGGTAATGGCAGCGGCAGGTGGCAGAATGTGGTGCAGAAGATGGGAGTGATTACATGGAACTGGCTATAAATGAACTTAAAAAGTCATACGGAAAAAAAGAGGTTTTGAAAGGTGTAAATTATGTGTTCACACCGGGAATATATGGCGTGCTTGGTGTGAATGTTCCGAGATACATACTGAAAGCATGATCCACTACTTAGAGGATTATATGTACTGTACTAGAAAGCTGGGGCTTTATGTGCAGTTAGTAGCATAAATTATATAGGGGTTATCTAAATATATTTACCTCCTGTGATTAAGTTATATAAAGACTAAATCACAGGAGGTTTATTTTTATGATAACAGTAGAAAAACTGGAAAAAGGTACTTATTTTGATGATGCTTTTAAGATTTCATTTAGATATGATCCCACTACTGTAGCTAAGGTAAAAGAGCTGGCAGAGCGGAGATATTTACCAGAGGATAGGGCGTGGGAGATCCCAGCACATGAGCTACCAGCTCTCATAGAGAAAGTAGGACTTAGCAATATCAAAAGTGAGGAGGCTGTAGTACAAGCTCTCAATACTAAGGAGATCGAAGATAAAAGGGAGGCTACACAGGAGAGGCTAAAGGGCATTAAGCCTGTAAGAGATTTTGATTTTAAGACAGCTCCCCTCCCTCATCAGATCGAGGCTTTTAATTATGGAATGGAGAAAAACTCTTTACTTATCGGAGATGAGCAGGGCTTAGGCAAGACAAAGGAGAGTATTGATATTTGTGTAGCCAGAAAGAAAGAGCTCATTAAAACCCTTATTGTATGCGGAGTGAACTCTGTAAAATATAACTGGGAGAAAGAGATCCAGATCCACTCTAACGAGGGCTGTGTAATGGTAGACGGTAAGACAATGGATGTTAGAGTACAACAGCTAAATGACTGGTACAGAGGCTCCTCTTATTTTGGGGTTATCAATATTGAGAGCCTCAGAAATGAGAAAATACAAGATGCTCTCTATCTGGGGATTAAGGATGGATATATAGGGGCTATTATTGTGGATGAGATCCATAAGGCTAAAAACGGAGGCTCTCAACAGGGAAAAGCCCTTAGATTTTTGAAAGCTCCAGTTAAGATAGGATTATCTGGTACTCCAATGAATAAAGCGGAGGATCTGTGGAATATCCTTACATGGCTGGGAGTAGAGAGGAGATCCTTTTATAGTTTTAGAAATGCCTATTGTACTATGGGAGGTTTCGGAGGTTATAAAGTAATCGGATATAAAAACTTAGATAGCCTCAATGCTGAGTTAAATACTGTAATGTTAAGAAGAAAAAAAGAGGAGGTACTAGATCTCCCTCCTAAGCTGTATAGTACTGAGTATGTAGAACTTACCACAGCCCAGAAAAAACAGTACAGGGATATTAAAAATGGCATTGTAGCGGATATGGAAAATATCCTAGCCTCTGTTAATCCGCTTAACTGTACTCTCCGCCTCAGACAGCTTACCAGCGGTAATCCTAACTTAACGGATGATAGCCCTAAGCTGGATCGTATTAAGGAGATGCTAGAGGAGGAGATTATCCCTAACGGTCACAAGGCTATCATATTTTCTCAGTGGAGCACGATAGCTAAGGATCTGGGGATAGAGCTTAGTGAATATGATCCGATTGTAATTACAGGAGAGGTACCTCCAGAACAGAGGCAGAGGTTAGTAGACAATTTTCAGACTAACCCACACTGTAAAGTAGCTATAGGAACTATCGGAGCTATGGGTACTGGATTAACCCTAAATAAAGCCTCTTATGTATTCTTTATGGATAAAGCATGGAATAGCGGAGATAATGCACAGGCTGAGGATAGAGCCCACAGAATAGGTACCGTAGGGGCTGTAAATGTAATCTCTATGGTGGCTAAGGGTACCATAGATGAGGCGGTAGAGGATTACCTGTTAGAAAATAAAGATCTCATTGATCGAGTAGTAGACGGTAAAGGATCTAAGCAGGATATTAAAACCATCCTTAACAAATTACTTAGCATTTAATATACAGGTGTGGTATAATAACTCAAAATGGAGGTATATAATGAGAGCAATAACAATAGATGCAGATACAGGAAAAAGAGTATATACAAGGAAAGAGGTAGCGGATCTGGTAGGAGCCTCTACTCAATCTATACGCCTCTGGGAAGATGCTGGAGCTATTCCAGCCAGTGTAAGAGATGAGGGAGGCTATAGATACTGGTATGAGGAGGATCTGGAGGCTATAAAGGCTTATGCCTCATTACCGAGAAAAGCAAAACTTAAAAAGTAACCCTAAGTGTGAGGAGAGTGTAAAAGCTCTCCTTTTTTTTTTGTCCTTAATTTTGAGGGCTATCTAAAAAATTACCGTTTGTGTGATTAGGTTAAGTATCAAAAGAAAAGGAGGTAAGCAGGATGCTTAAAATCAGTTTTACAAATGCTGAGGTATCGGATCACGGATACGGTTTAGAGGTAAATGGTAAATCCTTAGAGGATATTATTTCTACCGCCTTAGGAACTAAACTTAAGGGTAATGGTGGTTATGGATCTGGATTACCTAGCTTTAATTCTAATAGCTGTGATGTTACGGTTATTATCAATCCACATAATAGTATATGCGAGATTGAAACAGAGGATGAAGTATGGCACAGCGTAGCAGAAATGGAGGCAAAAAAAAAAGAGTGAGCAGTTTCAAAAGGAAAATGCAGAGGCAGATCCAAAAGAATAACGGTACCCTCCTCCACAAAAAGGTAGTAGCTAGAAAGATGGGCTGTAAATCCGTGGAGGAGTATAACCGTAGAATGGCACGCAGAGAAAAAAATTTAAAAGAGATGGAGGATAACAAAGATGGCAAATGATTTTACAGCAAGGGTAGCAGGTATCAGCGTAGAGCTGGGTATGAGTGTACAGAATAAGAGTGGTATCTGGTGTAAGCCTACAGTAAAGATGGATCTTAAGATTGATGGAGGTACGAACCCTCAGCAGAGAGAGGCTATTATTAAACAGGCTTTTGATGAGGTTTGTGATAACATTGAGAAAACCATCTCAGAGATGGAGTAATACTTACAGGGGGGGGGGAGAGTATCTCTCCTCTCTCCTTAACTGGAGGTAATTATGGCAAAACAGATAAAAGTAAGAGAGGATAATTACTTTGCTGTACAGGGCTGGATGGTAACAGAGCTAAAACTAAAAGGTAATGCTCTTATGCTCTATGCGATCATCTACGGATTTTCTCAGACTACTAACACAGCTTTTACAGGGAGTGTAGACTATCTCTGTGAGTGGCTGGGTGGTGTATCAAGACCTACAGTAATTAACACTTTAGATAACCTAGTTAAGCAGGGGCTCCTCACTAAAAGTAGTACCACTAAAGGGGCTCTCATTTACAACAGCTATACAGCTTTAAGACCGAGTAAAAAAATTTTATTCGATGAGGATCCAACGAGTAAAAAAACTTTACCCGATACGAGTAAAAATTTTTTACTCAATAAAGATAGTAAAGATAATATAGAAAAATCCATCTCTAAAGAGATGGAGGGCAAAGCCCCTAAAAAGAAATCTTATAGTACTATCTTAGAGGATCCTGTTAATAAGTTTGTGAAAGAGGCTCTTAGTAAATTTATCCAGTATTGTAGGGGTAAAAACTATACTCCTAAAGTAACTACGGTAGAAAAGTTTGCTAGTACTCTTAGAGATAATGCTGGAGAGGATCCTGTAGTGGCTCTGGCTATCGTGGATCAGAGTATAGATAAGGGATGGAAAGATCTCTATCCACTTAAGAACTATGGTAGACAGGGAAAGCCTACAGCGGTTAGTAAAAAGTTTAGCGGTAATACCCTTAAAGATGCTGAGGGTAAGGATATTGTATTTTAGTAATCTGGAGGAGAGTGTAAAAGCTCTCCTCTAAATTTTTACCTCTTTTGTGATTAGGATTACTCAAAAGGAGGTAAAAGCGGATGAAATGCTATGCAAGTGACTATTGCCAGAAAGATAAAAGCTCCTGTAGTGATGTATGCGGAGGCTACAGAGTGCTTAGAGCTTTATACAATTTAAGCAGGATCCCAGAGAGATACCGTTATACTATCGCTCTTAAGCCAGAGAATGGAGAGGATCTGGAGGCGTTTACAGTGCTGGATAATTATAAAAATGATGTGCTCAATATGGTAGATGAGGGCAGAGGCTTATATATCTGGGGAAAGAGTACAGGGAATGGTAAAACCTCATGGGCTTGTAAGATTATGAGTTACTTTTTCAGAAAGATAGCCTTTAATACAGGGCTGGAAAATGAGGGGCTATATATTTTCCTCCCCACTTTTTTAGAAGATCTTAGAGATAACTATGATAATAAAGATCCAGAGTTTGATGAGATACTCAGAATGATAAAAACCTGTAGGCTCCTCATCATAGACGATATAGGAGCTGAGAGGGTAACGGACTGGGTAAGGGAGAGGATGGTAAGTATTATAAATACCAGAGTATCTAATAACCTTACTACGATTTATACCAGTAACCTCTCTCCAGAGGAGCTTAGGAGCGAGTTAGGGGATCGGATAGCCAGTAGAGTATTAGGATCCTCACAGGTAGTAGAAATTACAAGCGGAGATAGGAGGGGATTATAAATGGCTAATATGATTGAGCAGAGTTTACTCTGTAAGGTATTAGATTCTCCAGATCTGGAGATCCTCCACTCTAACGGAGTAATAGAGGAGATGTTTCTTACCTGTAAGGATGAGATCCATTTTATCATAGAGCATTATAACAGCTATAAGCAGATGCCAGATAAGCTAACCTTTTTAGGCAGGTTCAAAGATTTTCAAATGTTGGAGGTTACGGAGAGTACGGATTACTTAGTATACAAGCTCAAAGAGGCTTATACATATACTAAGCTGGTGCCTCTGATTGAGGATACAGCAAAGGTAGTAAAAGAGGATAGTATTAAGGCTATCCAATATCTCAAAGAGGAGATAGAAAAGCTGGAGAAATCCGTACCAGTGAGCAGGAATAAAGATGGCTATGATATTATCTCTAACGCTGGAGATAGGCTTACAGAGTATAAAAAGCGTTGTGAGGTAAAGGGGCTTATAGGTATTCCTACAGGTATCTCTAAGCTGGATGAGATTACTAATGGCTGGCTCTGGGGAGAGGATCTGGTAGTACTTACAGGGCGTACTAATGTGGGTAAAACATGGATCGGAGAGTATTTTGCTACTATGGCGTGGAATATGGGTTATAAGATCCTTATGTACTCTGGAGAGATGAGTACCGCTATGGTTGGTTTTCGTTTCGATACTCTCAATAAGCACTTTAGTAATATGGGGCTCCTTAACGGATCTGGTACTCTGGGAAAGAAACCAGATACAGACGGAGCAAAGTACTTACAGGAGGATTATGAGAAGTACATAACACAGCTCCAGCAAAAGAGCGGATTTATCGTAGTTACTCCAGATGATTTTGAGGGGCGTAAGCCTAATGTAGATGAGATCAAGAGCTTAGCTATTAAGCATGGGGCGGATATGATAGTAATAGATCAGCTCTCTCTTATGAGTGATAAGCGTAGGGCGGATATACCTAGAATAGCTTATAACAATATTTCAGAGGATCTCTTTTTGATGAGTAAGGAGCTTAAAAAGCCTGTACTCCTTATGGCACAGGCTAACCGTGAGGCGGTAAAGAACCGTAAAAAAGGAGAGAGCCCAGAGCTCCACGATCTGGCGGAGAGTGACGGTGTAGGACAGAACGCCACGAGAGTATTATCTCTATCCGTGATAGATGGCACTCTTAAGATCAGCATTAAGAAAAATAGGTATGGTATCAATAACAAAGAGGTACTTATGATCTGGGAAGTAAACACGGGATACCTTAAGCCTCTCCTTAGTGAAAATCCAGAGGAGAGCACAGAGGATAAAAAGGATGATAAACCAGATGGAGAGCAGGATAAAGGAGGAGAGAAAGACTATGGTTTCTAAAGGCGGAGTACCTAAGGGGATGATCATCCCTGTATATCTTACAGATGAGGGAGATGTGTACCCTATTTATTTGCATGAGATGGGAGAGTTAGAGATTATCCAGAGGCTTGTAGCAGGTATCTTAGATAATAAGATCGTGGTAGATACTAATACCAGAATTAACTCAGAGAATGATAAAATCTCTATTTTTGATTTAAGTAAGAAAAAATAATAAAAATCTCTCTAAATGTTACCTCTTTTTCTGATTAGGTTAAGTAAATCGGAAAAGGAGGTACTTTTTTATATGACGATTACAAGTAAGGAAGTAGCGGAGATGCTGGGAAAGAGGCACGATAACCTTTTAAGAGCAATCCGCAAATATATTACACAGTTAGGAGATGAGGCTCCTAAGTATTTCTCAGAGGATCCAGATAAGGGCGGTAGATTATACCACATTACTAAGGCTGGCTGTGATCTTATGGCAGGGCGTATTATCGGAGCTCAGAGTGAGGCTTTTAAGACTAAGTATGCTCCAGTGTTTGGAGAGGAGGCTCCTGTAGAGGTTGTAGAGGAAAAGCAGGAGGAGCCACAGGAGAAAGCCTACACGGTAGAGGAGGTAGCCCAGATCTTAGGCTGTAGTGAGAGAAATGTTTATAGAAATATCCAGAGTGGAAAGCTGGAGGCGGTAGAGCGTGAGGTAATGATCCCTACTCTTAAGAAGTTTGTAACAGAGGAGGCTCTGGAAAAATATAAAGCAGGGAGGGCTAGTTAATGAATTACTTTGAAATGAAATGGAGGCTCTCCGCTTGCAGAATACAGGCAGGATACTCACAGGCAGAGGTAGCAGAGATCTTAGGCTGTAGTGACAAGACTATTGTTAGCTGGGAAACAGGTAAGACAGCTCCTAAGATGGAGAAAGCACAGGAGCTTAGTGATCTGTACGGTATCCCTCTGGCTTATATGGATTTTTCAAAGGTTGGAAACTCTACACCTCTTAGAGAGCGTGAGAGTGAGCCACAGATCCCAGCTTTTTAACAGATATTACCAGTAGCTTTAGGAAAATACTGGTAGCAGAATAAAAAGAAAGAGCCAGCCTATATAAGACTGGCTCCCCAGAGGATTACTCCTCTGTGTGTTGGAGTTTGTAGATCCTAAGAGCTACATCCCTCACTAAGAGCTTATCCTCAGTAGATAACTCAGAAAAAATATCTGTGAGCTCTGTAAGTAGCGGATCTGGAGTGGAAGTGTTAGCGGTAAAATCGAAAAACTCACTAACAGGGGCTCCTAAGTATGTAGCTAGGTTTTGGAGCCTATCCATATCTGGTAAGTGTTTACCATTACTCCAAGAGGAGAAAGTAGTAGGCGGTATTCCAATACCATCCGCTACCTCTTTTTTACTCTTTCCAGATAGTGCTAAGTAGTAACTCAGAGCTTTTACAAAGTTATCCGTGAGAGAGGAATTGTTAGCCATTGTATCACCTCCTCTCTTTGAGGGATGATTAAATAATACACCTAAACAGTAGAAAAGTAAAGTAAAACATACAAAAACTACTGTTAAACAGAATTTTTTATTGACAAGTGGTAAATACTCCATTATACTACTAAACAGTAGGGGAAAGCTACTAAAGATCCTCTACCTATATTTTTTTACCTATTCACTACTGTTAAACAGTAGTTTTAGGAATATATTTTAATTTTTAAAGGAGGTACAAGCTAATGAATTTAGCAGAGTTAAAGGAGGCTTATAAAGCCAAAAAGTTAGCCTTTGATACGGCAAAGAAAGAGGAGGAGAAATACAAGGCACTTCTTAAGGATGCGATGTTAGAGGCTGGAGAAAGTGATTACACGGATGAGGCTGGATACCGTTTTGAGCGAATTGTGCAGGAGCGTAAGAGCATGGATGAGGAAAAGCTCTTAGCAGAGCTCCGTGAGAGAAACCTTACAAGCTGTATCAAAACGGTTGAGGCAGTAGATGAGGATGCAACTCTTAAGGCGGTAAAGGATGGAGAGTTGCCACAGGAAGTATTAGCAGATGCCTTAACAGTAACAGAGGTAGTAATGCTTAAGCTCACAGCTCCTAAAAAGAAAAAGGCTAAAAAGTGATAACGATCTGGAAAACTCCAATAGTAGCCACAGTAGAGCAGGTACTTAAGGATCTTAAGCTCCAGCTTTACGGAGCAGGGCTACTTAGGGAGATTAAAAACACAGGATCGGATCTTATGTGTACTTGCCCTTTTCACGCAAACGGTAAGGAGCATAACCCATCTTGCGGAGTGCTCCTACAGCAAAAGGTAACAAAGGATAAGACCTATGAGGCTGGTACGGTGCATTGCTACACCTGTGGATACACAGCGGATCTACCTCAGTTTGTAGCAGATTTGTTAGGGCTGAGTAGCCCAGTAGAGGGCTTTAAGTGGCTGGTAAATCAGTACAACTACCAGACGGATGAGAGAGAGCTCCCAGATCTGGATATGTACAGAGGATCCACAGATAAATCCTCAGTACTGGAGGAGAGCTTAGTAAAGCAGTACACACAGAACCTCCTACAGAGTGAGGAGGCGTGTAGGTATTTACATAAAAGGCGGATAGCTAACTGGGTGCTAGAGGCTTATGAGCTGGGGTTTGATCCAGAGGATAAAACAGTACTTTTCCCTGTAAGGGGCATGGATGGGAAAGTGATCTTTTACAAAGGCAGGAGCATAGCTGGAAAGCATTTTTATAACGCCAAAGAGGTAGATAAAACCTCCGTAGTGTTTGGGCTCTGGGAGATCCTTAACGGATCTTTTAGCTGGGGTACATCGGATCAGATAGAGGAGGTTTGGATTACAGAGAGTGAGATAGATGCTCTCAGCCTTATCTCTTATGGAGTACCGGCGGTAGCCATCATGGGATCACATATCTCAGAGAAACAGTGTAAAGAGCTGGAGCGTACACCTTTTAGGCGGTTTGTAATTGCCACAGATAACGATGATGCAGGGAGAAAAGGAGCCTCCCAGATCAAGAGGTTACTGATACCTAAGGGTTTTCGGTTTATCAACCTCAAATGGCATACGAGCCTAAAGGATATTAACGATCTTGTCAAAGAGTACGGAGATGGCTGGAAAGACCATCTCACAGGATATTAAAGGAGGAAAACAGGATGAGTAAAGGATTTATTACAGGAACAAATGAGGAACTTATTAAAGCGTACAAAGAGAGTAGAGATGAGAGTTTTCTTAAAGAGCTCATAGAGGCTAACAAGGGGCTTATTAACCTTTTGGTATCTCCTTACTTAGCATCTATCCCTAACTCAGAGCTGGAGGATCTTATAAGTGAGAGCTATATACCGATGCTTAGAGCTATAGAGGATTACGATCCAGAGCAGGGAGTAGCTTTTTCTACTCTCCTTAAGGTTTATGTACGCCAGCACCTTAACCGCTTATACAACGAGGCTACACGCCAGAAAAGATTTACAGGTACCACTCCAGATAGCTTAGATCGTTTATCTGAGATCAATAAAGAGGGCGGTACAGAAACAGATAGTACCTTTGAGGTAGAGTGTAAGGATTTTAGCTCTGTAGAGTTTATGGATCTCTTAGATAGCTTACAGCTTAATGATAAGGAGCAGGTAGCGGTAAATATTCTCATGGCTGGAGGAGCTAAGGGAGAGATTGCTAAGGCTCTTAATATTACTAACGCTACCGTAAGCTGGCATATCAAGAACCTCAAAAAGAAATTTATTTTAGCTGGTTATCAATATGCTGTCTAAATAATCTGGGTGGATGTGATTAAGTTATTTATCACGAAAAACAAGGAGGTAAGCGGTATGAGTAGTTTAAGAACCCTGTTAGCCATCTTAAGAGGAGAGGCTGTAGTGCTTACTAAAAAGAGTGAGCATAAGGCGGATGTGCTGGTAGGAAAGAATGTGGATAAGCGTTTTGCTATCAACAGCATGGTAGGAGCTGTAAAGGCTTTGATGCTGTAGTTATAGAAAAAAAAATAATCAAGGAAAAACAGGAGGATACAGAAATGGGATTACAGGATCTTATTAACAAGTATGACAATGGAGGATTTTCTAAAACAGGCTGGTTTCAGTTAAAGGATGATGGAGATACAGCTACAGTAAGATTACTCCACAAAGGAGAGGTAGGAGTAAAGGATGGAGAAACAGATTATGATTTTCCCATCTATGAAGTACACAAGTTAGATGTAGACGGTAGCGGTAGAGATCGTACTTGTCTCTGTAAAGGAGAGAGCTGTGAGTTTTGTAAGAGCGGTAATAAGCCTCAGCTTAGAATGTTCTTACAGATGATTAACAAGGATGAGAAAGATAAGGATAAGCAGGTACAGCTTTGGGAGAGAGGCTTAACAGACATTAAGAACCTTATCGGCTTAGCTGGAGAGTACGGAGATCTCACTAAGAGAGATATTAAGATTAAGAGATCTGGAGCAAAGGATAGCCTTAAGACTACATACCAGTATTTCCCTAAGGATCCTAGTGAGATGGAGATCCCAGAGCCTCAGAACTTAGTAGGCTCACTTATCTTAGATCTGGATAAAGAGGATCAGATTAAGGCTATCGAGGGTAGATTACAGCTTAACAAGGGTAACAATAACGATAGTAACAATGACAGCGGAGCAGGAGCTACAAGAGTATTTTAAGGCAGGGAGGGAGGCTAAAAACCTCCCTCTTTTATTAAACAGGAGGATACAGGATGGCAAGAGAGATACAGGTAGATATGAGTAGAGAGAGCGTGGATCTGGAGGATCTTAGTAGCAGATTAGCTCATAAAAAAGTATGTAACATAAATTTGAAAAGAAACCAGAATACCTTACTTAAAGGGCTGGAGGTAATAAATGAGCTGGTAAAGAGCGGTAGGCTCCATGCTGAGGGAGAGTATGAGATTATCCGTACTCCAGAGAGGCTTAAGGAGGTAATGGAAACCTACTTAACTGGAGTAAGTGAGTATGTACTGGATGTGGAAACTACAGGGCTGGATGTGTATAACGATATTTTAGTAGGTATCTGTTTATATAATCCAGATCTCCCTAGTTTCTATGTACCGTTTAATCATACGGATCTCCAGAATAAGAGAGTTGAGGGGCAAATGACAGAGGAGGAGTGTAAGGCGGTTATGCTCCCTTATCTGGCTAACGGATCCCTTAAGTGCATCAATCATAATATTAAGTTTGATGATAAAGTAGTTACTTTCCAGTGGGGGCAGAGGATCGCTAATGTATGGTGGGATACTAATATAGCTGGATGGGTACTCAATGAGAATGAGAAACACGGATTAAAACCGATGTATAACAAGTATATCCTCAATGGGGAGGGCTCAGATGAGGATTTTGGAGATCTCTTTGAGGGTATCCCATGTAACTATATTCCTATTGATATTTTTGCTATTTATGGAGCTAACGATGGTTTTAAAACATGGGCTCTGTATCAATTCCAGAAAAAGTATCTTAGAGAGGATCATCCGAGAGCAGACTACAGAAAGCTCTATCATGTGTTTAGAGATATTGAGATGCCTCTTATTGATGTTTGTATGGATATGGAGCTTAGAGGTGTAGAGATCCGTGAGGATTATGCTAAGGAGCTCTCTGTAAAATTTAATGCAGAGATGGCGGAGAAAGAAAAGCTCTGTGATGAGTATGTAGCTAAGTTTGATAAGTTTATAGAAGAAAATCCTACTCTTATGAGATTAACTAAGGGTACTAAGAAAATCAATTATAACAGCCCTCAGCAGGTGGCTTGTTTATTCTATGATATTTTCAAACTGAAAAGCGTATCCAGAAAAGAGCCGAGAGGCACAGGAGATAAGATAGTACAACAGCATAGAAACAAGGCTAAAAAGGCAGGTACTAAAAAGGGAGAGGAGTTTATCCAGTTTTTAGATAACTACCAGAGATACAAAGAGTGCGGAAAGCTCTTAGGAACTTACATAGATAAGATCCCAGAGGTTAAGTGTGCTAAGACTAATGCAGTACATACCACATATAACCAGTATGGAGCTAAAACAGGTAGATTTAGTAGCTCTGATACAGTTACTAAGATCAATTTACAGAATATCCCTAGCCATGAGAAAAGCATCCGTAAGATCTTTAGAGCCAGAGATGGTTATAAGTTTGTAGGCGGAGATTTTAGCCAGATTGAGCCACGAGTACTCTCTTATGTATCTGGAGATGAGGCTATGCAGGAGGCATACAGAGAGGGTAAAGATCTGTATGCTATCATGGGATCTAAGGTTTACGGAGTGCCTTATGAGGATTGTAGAGAGTTTTATCCAGATGGTACGGTAAACGCTGAGGGTAAGCACAGGCGTACAACTATGAAAAGTGTACTCTTAGGTATTATGTACGAGCGTGGAGCTAAAGCCATCGGAGAGCAGTTTGATAAGAGTGCTGAGTGGGCTCAGAAACTTATTGATGATTTTTATAAGAGTTTTCCTAAGATCCAACAGCTCCGCCTTAAGGTAGAGAAGATGGCGGAGGAGTACGGATATGTAACTACCATACAGGGCAGAAAGAGAAGATTACCAGAGATGCAGTTACCAGATCACGATGATTACCGCTATCAAGAGGCTCACAGGCAGAGCCTTAACGCTGTAATACAGGGATCCAGTGCGGATATTATGAAATTAGCTATGATCGCTATTTACAATGATCCTCAGTATAAGGCTCTGGATTGCCACATGGTAATAACCGTACATGATGAGTTAATTATGGAGGTACCAGAGGATCATATTAAGGAGGGAGCAGATCTTTTAGTAAATACTATGAAAAGAGTAGGACACAGCCTTATAGATCTCCCTATGAGCGTAGATGCTGAGGTAAATGATTACTGGTATGGAGAAAACTTAGCGGATGAGTATTTAGAGGAGGAGTAAGCCTATGGGATATTTTCCTTTACCAGAGCTAAAGGGTAAACCTAACAGGATCTTTGTAGATGGTAAAACTCTAAATCAGATAGCTAAGGAGAGCGGTATAAGGCTTGATACCGTACAGCATAGATATAGCAGAGGTATAAGAGATTATGAGGGCTTAACAAAGCCCTCTCATATCAGAGTAGAGCACGAAAAGGCACAGAGGAAAACCTACTCTATAATGAGTGCTGGAGAGAGAGTAATGGAGAGGATCTGGGAGCTGGATATACCGCTCCAGACTATCTCCGATAAAACAGGGATAAGTAGATCCACAATATACGCCTTTTTATACAACGGTACAGATCTTAGCAGTATGAGGCTTGCTAAGATCTGTAGCCTTTTAGGATTATCAATGGATTATGTGATGGGATTAAAGGAGAAACCAGATGGCAAAATGTAAATACTGTGGAGCTGAGGTAGCAATAGGGGCGAGATGTACATATTGTGGCAGTAAGGCGGAGAGCTGGTACTATTCTGGAGAAGAAAAGAAACAGGAGCCTAAAAAGAAGAAAGCCTCACATGATAGAGTAAGAGATTTGTTTAATGGAAAGATCTATATTGTAAAAAAAGGGAGATTGCCTCTGGAATATCGCTAAAAATTTGTATGGATCTGGAGCAGAGTATTACAGGTTAGTAAAGTTAAATAATATACAGGATCCTAACCATATAGAGGTAGGCTGGAAACTGTATTATTAAGGAGGATAATTAAGATGAGTGTGTTAAGTAACAGAGTTGTTTTTAATGATGAGTGGGATGACATACAGAAAGATCCACTTTTTGAAAAAGAGATAAGTAAGAGAGTTGGTGTTATTGTTAAAGATGGGAGAATTTTAGAGGGGTGTAGGTATGAGTTTGATACTAATAGGTGGATGTATGGGTTATATCAAATTCCTAATACTCAGATTGTAAAATGGTTTTATATGGAGGAGGAAAATATTGAGGTATAAAGTATATGATGAGGAAGATAAGAAAGAGAGAACTCTGGAGGAGTGCGTAACTCCGTTAGAGGTAGGATCTGTAAGGAGAGTACAGGTTAAAAAGGGAGATACAAGAGAGGTACACCACTTTAGAGTACTGGAGGAATTAAAAGCATGAGAGTGTATATAGCTGGAGCTATGACAGGAGTGTTTAAGTATAAAGAGAAATTTATTGAGGCTGAGGAGTATATAAGAGGGCTGGGGCATATAGTACTTAATCCCTCATTTTTACCAGAGGGGCTCTCAGATTATTACGAGATCAATAAGGCTATGATAGATCAATGTGATGCTATTTATGTTCTTTTGAATTATGAAAACTCTAAGGGTACAAAGAAAGAGATTGAGTATGCAGAGAGTACAGGTAAGCAGGTAATTTATCAGAATAGTACAGAGGTAAGAGATCAGAACGGTAACTCATGGAGCTGGGTAAATAGACCTTTAGGGTATAGTGATTATCCTATAGGATATGGTAATTACTGGGAGTATCCGTGGAGAAGGTGTTGGTAAAAATTTAATCTAAAGAAACCTCCTTTATGTGATTAGGATCGATCAAAACATAAAGGAGGTTTTTCTATTGAAAGTAGATATTTTTAACACAGAAAACAAGTATAAGATAATCTATGCAGATCCAGCATGGCTGTATAGAGATAAGGCGGTAGCAGGAGGGAGAGGGGCTGGATGCCATTATACAGTAACCAGATTAGAGGATATAAAGGCTCTCCCTGTAGAAAAGTTAGCAGATGATGATAGTGTGCTTTTTATGTGGGTTACAATGCCATTTTTAGAGGAGGCTTTTGATGTGATGAGATCATGGGGATTTGAGTATAAAACCTGTGCTTTTACATGGATAAAGCAGAATAAGAAAGCAGATACTCTCTTTTGGGGTATGGGTAATTGGACTAGAGCTAATGCGGAGTTATGTTTATTAGGTGTAAGAGGAAAGCCTAAGAGAATGGATGCAGGAGTACATAGTGTAATTATGAGCCACATAGAGGAGCACAGTAAAAAACCAGCGGAAACAAGAGATAGAATTGTAAAGTTAATGGCAGGGGGGGGGCTACCTAAAATAGAGCTCTTTGCAAGACAGTGTATAGATGGATGGGATTGTTGGGGAAATGAGGTATAAGAATTGTAGGAGGTGTAAAAAGCCTCCTCTTTTTTTTTTATCTAAATTTACTTACCGTTTGTGATTAGGTTACTTATCAATCAAAACAGGAGGATCAAGGATGGTAAGACAGATTAAAAGAAAATGGAGAAGATTTTACAGAACTCATAGAGAGGGCTGTGAGTTGGTAGGAGATTTTATTGGAGCTGTAAGTATTTTTGTAGTTTTATTTGAGCTCTATATCATCGGAGTTATGTTAGGAGGTCACTAATGGGATTAAAGAGCTTAATAGCAGTAGCACAAGGAAAAAATGCAGAGAGCGTATCCTTTGAGGATAAGTTTCTTAAAAATTATGAGGAGGCTGTAAAGGATAAGGAGCTGGAGGAGAGGCAGATAGCCCCATCTGAGTATATCCGCCCATCCTCTATGTATGGCTGTGAGCGTATGTTATTTTTCCAGAGAGTACATGGAGGCTCCCAGAATGGAGAGCAGAGTGAGGTAAATCTTATTGAGATATGCCAGAGCGGTACAGATAGGCACTTAGACATACAGCACATAGTAGAGCGTATGGATGGTGTAGAGTGCTTAGATCTGGAGGAAATGGTAAAAGAGGCACAGGCTAAAGGCATTAAAACAGAGTTTGTAGGCTGGAATGAGGATCACACAGAGGGCAGATGTAAAAATGATGAGCTTTCTATTTATTTCCAGCCAGACGGAGTTATTAGATTTAATGGTAAGGATGTAATCTTAGAGATTAAAACAGAGAGTACTTATCAGTTTAGTAACCGTTATGAGCCTAAGGCGGATCATAAGTGGCAAGCTACTTGTTACGGTATGGGGCTGGGGATAGATTATATCCTTTTCTTTTATGAGGATAGAAATTTCTGTAAAAAGAAACCGTACCTCTGGAAAATAACCGATGAGATGAAACAGGCAGTACTTAACAAGATACGAACTGTAAACAATGCTTGTAAAACAGGGATCCCTCCAGAGAAAGATGATAGCAAGTGTACATACTGTAGATATAAAAATGAGTGTGCTTTAGTGGATGCTGGTAAGTGGGTACATCCTAACCCTCCAGAAAAGCCTCAGACAGCCAAGAAAGATACAAACAGAAAAAAGGCTAATAAGTCTACAGGTAAAAAGAAAAAAGCCTCTACAGGGCAAAATACAGCGTTGAGAGCGGTATGTGGTAACTGTGAGCATTGTGGTAGAGAGATAGGAGCTTACTACTGTAGCATTGATAGAGAGGGATCTATGTATGTAGATCGCAGAAAGAAATGTAAGTTTACTCCTAGCAGATTTAAGGGGGTACAGGATGGCAAGTAATAACATCGGTAAAACCTTTGAGCAGGAGTTTAAGGAGTGTGTACCTCCAGATTATTACCTGTACCGCCTAAAGGATGATACAAGCGGATTTTATGGAGTATCTAATCCGTGTGATTATATCCTGTTTAGATCTCCTTATCTCTTTATGGTAGAGCTTAAAACCCATAAGGGAAAGAGCATACCGATAGCTAAGATCAGACCTAACCAGATACAGGGAATGGAGAAAGCTACTCACTATGAGGGAGTGTATGGAGGCTTTTTAATCAACTTTAGAGAGCTGGAGGAAACATATTACATAACCGTACAGGATGTGATCCAGTTTACTCAGGCGGAGGAGAGAAAGAGCATACCTGTAGAGTGGTGCAGGGATCGCGGAGTAAAGATAGAGCAGAAAAAGAAAAGAGTAAGATACAGCTATGATCTGGAGAGCTGGTTAAGTAGATATTTTGGAGGTGTGAAATGAAAGTAACTCAGTGTACAGGAGAGGGGCAGGGATCATGTAAGAGATGCTCCGATAAGGGAAAGTGGAATAGAAATTGGATGTGCTTTTTATACAAGATTGAGGGCTATGAGGGTTGTTATTGCTCTGATTGTGTAAAAGAGATCAAAGCGGAGGCAGGAGATAAGTGTTTAGAAAATTGAAAGAAAAGATCCGCAGACAAAAGTTAATAGAGGTTGAGGTATTAGAAACTCTTAGTAGTATTTGCTTATATTTAGAGTTTGATGCTCATTTTGCTCACAGAGGTAGATATGATGATTATTTTAGTAGCCATGCTAAACAGTTACGGATCTTTTCTGAGAGCCTTAGAGATGAGCTGGTAAAGGAGGATGAGAAAAAACGTGATAGGAGAGGATAACATACTTACTCTTACATACCATGATTTTACTACTAGCTGGTGCATGAAAATAAATCTGTATGAGGTATTTTGTGGAATTGAATACAGAGAACTACCAGATTATGAGCCAGATCCAGATGAGGTAAAGATCACACGCTGGCAGAGAATAAAGAAGATCATACAGCTTATTAAAAAGCATCATTTAGATAAAGAGCTCTCAGAGTTTAAAAGCTGGGTAGAAAGTCAAAAGGCGGAGGCTGAGAGCTTAAGAGCTAAGTATAAGGCTGGATCAGATGGGTATAAGAGCCTCACAAAGAGGATAACTCTTTACAACAGAGCTATAAGGGAGGCGGAGAAATGATACAGAGCGATAAGTTAAAGAAAATCATAGCAGAGGTAAAAGAGGAGAGCTCCTCTGTAATAACCCTCTCAAATGAGTTAATAGCAGATTTTAGTAAGGAGCTTGATAGTGCTATCTCAGAGCTGGATATGATTATGGAAAGCATCGGAGAAAACTCTATAGAGGATATACCAGATAGCCAGATAGAGTACTACTGTGTTAAGATCCCAGCTCTTATGTACTATGCAGGGCAGAGAGTAGAGGAGCTGGGTATGCAGGTAGATCTAGCCTCTAACGCTAAGAAAAGTGCTCAAAATGAGGCGATGGTAAAAGTATCTGGTACTGTGCAGGAGAAAAAAGCCAGAGTAGAACAGCTCACAGAGGATAAAGCCTTAGTAGAGGCTATTTACCGCAGAGCTTATAACAGCCTCAAAGTTAAGTTAGAGATGGCTGAGAAGATCTACAGTGGATTAAAGAAATCCCTCTCAAAGAGAATAGCGGAGGTAGATCTGGATAGATTTAGCAAGGATAAATATACCAGAGATCCAGAGGATCCTATGGAGGAGTAAGCCTATGGAGCGATGGGCTTATGAGTACTTTAGGAGGCAAGCCATAGAGGATAGATGTAAGCAGGAGGCACAGTGGCTAATAGATAACCCTAAGGACAGTATCCGTAAAATGGCTAGAGAATTTTGTATAAGTAAGAGCCAGTTACATAGAGATCTCCACGAGCTCAGAAATATAGATGATGATCTCTATGTACAGTGTAGAAATATTTTAAGGAGGCATAAAAGACGATGTTTATAAGAGTTGAGGATCAGAGCGGAAACCTTACTATCTGGCTTAATGTGAACCAGATAGCAAAGCTGGAGGAGAGCAGGAGCTCAGAGGAGATAATGGGATACAGTGTAACTACTGTGGATAATAAGGAGTATTACTCTCCAGATGTTAAGGCTATACAGGCTTTATTGATGCCAGTAGTTGTAATGGAGCCAGATGGCGATATTGTAGAGGAGCTTAAAAAGCTGGATATGATGAGAGATGTTATGGCGAGGTGTTAGGTATGGAGGAAAAATTAGATAAGTTTTTAGCGTATCTGGAGGAGAATGGTGTAGAGATCTCTGGAGAAACAGCTTTTAAGTGTGATGATGGGATTGTACTCTTTAGCCCTAATGAGGGAGGCGGAGTAGATATAGCCATTATCAGAAATGTAATTGAGTTAAATTATAATTTAGGTATCACGGATGCAGATGTAAACCTCTTTAATACAGAGGTAGGAATTATGCAGGAGTTAGGAGGATCTGAGGATTGAGAATAATAAACCAGTATTTTATATGTTAGTGGGATTGCCAGCCAGTGGTAAAAGCTCTGAGAGTGACAGGCTGGGAGATGTAATTGTTAGATCCTCCGATTACCTTAGAGATAAGCTCTGTGGAGATATAAACGATATGAAAAATAATGGTGCTGTGTTTACCATTTTACAAAGTTTGGTTAGAGCGGATCTGTATCACAGTAAGGATGTAGTGTACGATGCTACAAACTTAAAAGCAAGCTATAGGGTGGAGTTTTTGGATACCCTTAGATTATTAAATTGTAAAAAGGTTTGTGTGTTTGTAGATACTCCTTTTGAGGTGTGTGTTAAGCGTAACGAGGAAAGAGAGCGTACAGTACCTAAGGAGGCTATGGATAGAATGAAAAGATTTTTAGAGCCTCCTACTTTTGCTGAGGGCTGGGATGAGATACGAGTAGTTAAAAATTGGGATGAAAAGGAGAACAGCGATGGCGGAGATAGATAATCTCATAGCAGAGGTAAATAAAAAATATAAAACGGATATAATCCGTAAAGCATCGGATCTTAAGGGGATAGAGTTTATCCCCTATACCTCCCCTATGATGAATTACTTAACCAGAGGAGGAGTACCTGTAGGGAGGATCATAGAGCTGGTAGGATTGCCTCAGAGCGGAAAAACTACTACAGCTTTGGATATTATCTCTAATTTTCAGAAAAAGTACACAGATAAGTACTGTGTATATCTGGATGCAGAAAACACAATAGATAAGGAGTGGGGAGAAACTTTGGGAGTAGATTGGAGTAAGGTAATCCTCATCCAGCCAGAGAGTGAGTATGGAGAGGAGCTCTTAGATATGCTCTTAGACTACATAAGATCTGGTAAGATCGGCTTAGCAGTATTAGATAGTGCTCCCTTTATTATTCCTAAGGCAGTACAGGAAAAAGGCTTAGATGAGAAAAGCTATGGCGGTAACAGTGCTCTTATGAAAGCCTTTTGTGATAAGGCGGTACCACTCTGTAAGAAAGTGGAGTGTACTTTTCTCCTCATCAATCAGTTAAGAGAAAATATTGGAAATCCGTACAAGCCTTTTAAAATTCCTTGTGGAACAGCTATAGCTCATGCGTGCTCACAGATCCTCTGGTTTACAAAGGGATCCTTACTGGATGAGAAGTATAAAGAGGTAAGTAGCGGATATGCTAACCCTAGCGGTAATCTGGTAAGCGTGAAAGTGGAGAAAAACAAGGTTACTAAAAATGATCGTAGGCTCCAGACTTACACCCTCAACTACAGTACAGGCGTGGATGAGATTAAGGATACCTTAGATCTGGCTATTATGCTGGGGATTATCTCACAGGCTGGAGCGTGGTTTAAGGCTACTCTTAAGGATGGTAAAGAGCAGAAGATGCAGGGATTTAATGGAGTGCAGGAGTTTTATTATAATGATCTGGAGGAGTTGGAGCATTTAAGAAAACAGGTATATGAGGCAGGGATGGCATGAGAGAAGTAGAGGAAACCTTAGCACATAACCTTAGAGAGGTAAGAGAGAAAAAGGGCTACACTCTAAAAGATGTGGTAAAAGGTACAGGATATACAGAGGTAAGTATAAGCAGGTGGGAAACAGGTACACGGATCCCTAAGGCTACAGTACTTTATAATCTGGCTAAATTCTATGGAGTATCTGTAGATAGATTTTTCTGGAAATAAGAGCAGGAGGAGGCAGTAAAAAGCCTCCTCTATTATTTTATACAGGGGTTATATAAAAAGTGCTTGACATTATTATATAGGGGGTATATATTATAAGTGAGGTAAGGAACTAGATACAAACTGAAAGAGAGGTAAACAATATGAGATATAAAGAGGATAATGATAACAGATACAGAGTAAACTTTATGAGAGCTACAGAGGAGCTCATGGATGCCCTCACAGTTGAGAGCTTTATCTCTTACTTAGAAGAAAATGCAGAGTTTGAAGATAACACAGTAGAGTACATTGACGGAAAATGTGTTAAGTGTAGAGCCTATGATCTCACAGAGGAAAACAGTAAGCTCCATAAGGAGTTTTTAGTAACAGAGGATGGCAGAGTATTTTACTGGAGAACCTTGTTAGATAAGATCGAGTTAGTAGATGATGAGATCCCAGAGGGAATGGTAGAGGGATTACAGGAGGGAGATACATACAGACATTTTAATGCTATCTGGGTAGTAGATAAAATCTATACGGTAGATGATCCTACACTCTGGTATAAGCTCAGAATTAAGAGCCATGTGATAAAGAAAAGCCCTATGTATAAAGGGATCGGTACTATGGATTGTGCATATAGTAGGGGAGCCTAAGGGCTCCCAGATCGGAGGGAAATATGTTTACAGTTTATATTAAGAGTGCTGGAGGCACAAAGAAACACTTTACAGAGTTTGAAACAGAGGCGGAGGCTGAGAGCTTTTGTAGAGAGTATGGCTGGGAGTGGGTAGATGAGAATGAGTTTGTATGGGATATGGATTATGAGGAGGCGTAAGAGATGGCTAAGATCGTTTATCTGAGAACCGATAAAAACGGTACTAAGTATTATGCTAATTACACTTGCCCTAGATGTGGAGGAGCTGGAGGATCTGATAAGTGGGCTTATACAGGCTGGACTTGTTACGAGTGTGGAGGAACTGGGGAAAGATCCACTCCAGTTATTGAAAAAGAATATACTCCAGAGTATAGAGCTAAGCTGGATGAGAGAGCTAGAAAGAGGGCAGAGGCTAAGAGGGCTAAGCAGGTAGAGGAGTTTAATAACAATCGTTTAGCGATAGCTGAGAAATATGGATTTAATCCAGAGGGTAAGATCTATGTAGTAACAGGTAACACCTATGAGATCCGTGAGGAGCTTAGGGAGGCAGGAGCAAAGTATAGAGGAGGGATTAACTGGTATTTCTTAGAGAAACAGGATAGATACCCTACAATAGAGCTTAGTTATGAGGAGTGCCTTAATATCTATCCAGAGTACGGTACAATGAGCTGGAAAGACCTTACAGAGGTACAGGCAGTACTTAATAGTAAGATCCCTACAGAGGAGGATCCTAGCCAGTATGTGGGGCAGGTAGGAGATAGGCTGGATCTGGTAGTAATATTTAAGAAAAGATCTACTTATGATATTCCTAGCTATGCAGGATGGGGTACAGATACGGTAGGTATCAATGTATTTAGAGATGATGCTGGTAATTGTTTTATCTGGAAAAGCACCTCAGCATTTTTTAACATAGCGGAGGGATCAAAGGTAAGGTTGAGAGGAACCGTAAAGGAGCACAGCGATTATAAAGGCACTAAGCAGACGATATTACAGAGATGTAAAGTGGATGCAGTAAAACTATAAAAAACAGGGGAGGAGTTAATTACTCCTCCATAAGGAGGGCTAAGAGATGAGTATACACGGAGTAAATGCTAGACAGCTCCAGATAATAAGTATCCTTAAGGAGGCTAAGTGTACAAACACAGCGGAGCTACAAGAGGAGTTAGGAGTATCTAGGAGAACACTTAGAACGGATATAGCTTATCTTAAGAGAGTGTATCCAGATAAGTTAATAACCCACAGAGGCAGATATACAGGCGGTTTAGAGTGGGTAGAGTAGGAGGAGCGTATGGATCTAATAGAAAGAGTAGAAAGCTATAAGGTAATGTTTAAGGAGTGTAAAGCTCTGGAGCCTGTTAGTATGGCTCTGGCAAAGGGTTATAAATCCGCTACACCTCTCCAGAGATTAGAGATAATCAGAGAGCTAGATACAGAGCTGGCGGAGGTATATAGTGTAGAGATCCCTGTTATTACAGCGTGGGTAAGGGATGATAACTATGTACACTCTACAAAGGAGATTTTCTTAGGGGAGCCCTCCTTAGAGGGTTTTCTCCATCAATTTAGGCACCACTTACAAAACAAGGCAAGGGAGCCACAGTATAAGTATTTATTGGTAGAGAATGATCCTAAGGCGGATTATAGGATCCCTTATAAGGATTGTATGTATCGGATGTATGGGGAGGATGATGCCAGAGCGTGGGCTAGGATGGTTATTGAGTTAGCCTCATAAATGAGTTATAATATAACCACTATATAAAAAGGTAGGTGGTTACATGATAAAGAGATTGAGCGTAATAGTAGCTTTAGGTATTGCACTATCCTTATCAGCCTGTGGAAATACAGATAAGGCGGTAAATGAGCCCACAGAGGCGGAGAAAGTAACGGAGGCTATAGAAAGTACTCCAGAGGTAACAGAGGAGCCAGAAACAGACACAGAGGAGGCAGAGGAGCTACCTGTAATCTATGCAGATGATGAGGAGATCAACTTATATCTGAATAGATATAATGAGGCTAATGTGGGGCAGGAAATAACAGCGGATCAGTTTGAGCCTTATAAGCATCATGGTAGCGTACATAAAAATCAAATAAAACTCAAAACAGAGGAAACTACTATATCAGCTACAGGAACTAAGGTAACAGTATACTTAGAGTATAAGGATCTGGAGCAGTATAAGGAGGCGTTTCTGAGGTTTGCAAAGCCTTTTAGTGATACCGATATAGAGAAATGCTGGGAGCAGGTTTTAGCGGATGATACGAGGGTTATAGAGTTTGATGGATTTAGTACAGAAACAAGTAAATTTAACGGAGATATAGAGTATATGAGTATCTATGGATCCATAGAGTAGGAGGCGGATTATATGAAAATCGGAGTAAGAAAACCTAGCCTTAAAAAGGCTATCAAAGCAAGCACTACAGGTAAGGCTAAGAGGGCAGTAAAGAAAGCAGTTAATCCTCTGTATGGTAAAAAGGGTGTAGGGCTGGCAAAGAACCCTAAGAGAGCTGTAAAAAATGCTGTATATAAGAAAACCACAGTAGGAGTAAAAGATTTACTCAAATAGGAGGGCGTATGGAGGAAAGATTTAAGGATATGACATCTTATGATAGAGCTGTGAGGATCTCTCTTTACTCAAATAGAGTAGGTAAGATGGAGGAGCAGAAAGATCACACAGAGGATCCAGAGGCGGTAAAAGCTCTGGAGGAGAAAATAAAGGAAACACAGAGGCTCATAGATGAGTTGTTAGAGCTATTTCTGTAAGGAGGTATCTATGGATAATGAAAAGCAGAAACAGGAGGTAATAGACTTTCTGGAGAACACTTACGCAGGGGCTAAAATGATGGGAGATGAGGAGGTAATGCTCAGAGCCTCCAGAGCACTCTTAGCATTTAAGGCAGATGTGCATAAGGATATTTTCATAGAGGAGAATGTGCTGGAGTTTTAATACCAGATAGAGAGAGAGGATCTTAGGATCCTCTTTTTTTTTATTCTAAAAATACTTACCGATTGTGATTAAGTTAAGTATCACAACAAAGGAGGTAAACAGAGTGGCACAAAAAGTAACCAGTACAGATATAAAGTTGGCTCTTAAAGAGTTTCATAATGGAAAGCCCAGTTATTTTATAACAGAGTGTAAAACCTGTAGTACTTATTTTCCAGATCCACAGGGGCTACTTAAGTTTGATGGGCTGGCTATCACAAAGAGCTATACAAAGCCTAATATTATCGGCTATGAGATCAAAGTGAGCAGAAATGATTTTCTACAGGATAATAAGTGGCATTTATACCTACAGTACTGTAATGAGTTTTATTTTGTAGTACCTAAGGGGCTGGTAAAGAAAGAGGAGCTCCCAGATCATGTAGGGCTTATCTATTTCAATCCAGATACTAAGGCTCTGAGAACTGTTAAAAAAGCATTGTACAGGCAGATAGAGGAGCCTGTAGGAGTGTACAAGTACATTATCTTTAGTCGGCTGGAGGAGGATAGGATCCCCTTTTACAATGACAGGGCGGAGTATTGTAAGGATTATCTGGAGGATAAGGTAGTAAAGGATTTAGAGGAGGCAGAAAAGAAGTTAAAAAGCCTCCAGAATGTAGAGAAAGAGCTACAGGCGTGGAAAAGCGTTAAGAAAGTCTTAGATAAGGCTGGTATTTTACCGTGGAGATGGTGGGATAACGATAGCTGGGTAACAGAGCTGGAGCAGAGGCTTAATGGAAAGATGGATCCTATAAATCTGGAGTTAGCCATTAAGGATACCAGTAGACTATTAAACAGATTACAGGCTATGCAGGTACAGGAGGAGCAGGATGATAAAAGCTAGATACATAGGGGTAGAGTGTGAGCTCCAGAGCGGTAAAGTGTATCCGATTAAAACCAGATGCACAGGAAATAAGCTGGTGGTATCGGTAAGAGCTTATAAGTTTGAGTATAACTCTCTGGAGGAGTTTCTTAAGCGGTGGAAAGTAGAGGCGGTATATCATGGATGTAAGTAGGTTAATGATTTTGCTTAAGGAGGCGTGGAGCAGGGTAAGAGATGAGGGAGTAGGTGTAATGGGAGATTTTATAGGAAAGCCTTTTACAGCTACTACTATGAGTGAGTTGAATTATCTTGTAAACGCTCCTTTAGAGAGTATAAACAGAGAACTCCGAGAGGAGTTAGGTATAGAGCTTTATGTAAATACACTACCTCAGATAGAGGATAACTCAGTAAGTGGGTTCTTAATGGTAAAAAGGGTAGGAGAGTCAGTAAGATTTATATGAGAGAGGAGTGTTAAGTGTGGGTAGAGCCGAGAGGCGTAGGCTTGAAAAGCAAAAAGGTAAACAGGTAAAAACCTATAATCTAACCAGAGATCAGCTCCATAATGCAGTAAGGCAGGTAACAGAGGAGGATCTTAAGAGGATCAAACAGGAGGCTATGGAGGATGCTATAAATACAGCTATGACATTATTCTTAGTACTTCCTATGGAGGTACTCATGGATCACTACTGGAAAAAGACCTATGCAAAGAAGATACCAGAGTTTACAGAGCTGGTATTGGAATACTATGAACGCTGGCAAAATGGCGAGCTAGATATGGATGAGATGAAAGAGGATCTCTGGGAGTATGGCGGAGTGAGATTAGAAGAAAGAGAGGCGGAGTAATGAGAGGAAAGTTGGGAGTATCTACAGTAACTCATAAAATGAAAAAACCTAATAGAGTAGCGTGTGATTGTGAGCGATGTAAGCACAGTAATAAAAAACACGGTTTTTTGTATTGTACTTACTTTGATTTAATCTCTCCTAATAGATCCCAGTGTATTAGATACTGGGGAGTAAAACCTAAAAAGAAAAGAGGTAAGAGTAAATGAAAGATAGTACAAGAGCTAAGAGCTCCATACAGGAAAAGCGTATAGCTAAGGCTATGGGCGGTAGGCAGGTAGTAGGATCTGGCTCTACTCCGTTTCTAAAAGGAGATGTAGTGGTAGATAAACTCTTTATTGAGGCTAAAACAAAGATGAACCCTAGCCAGAGTATCACTGTAAAAAAGAGCTGGATAGATAAGGCTAAGGAGCAGAGCTTAGCCATGAGAAAAGAGGATTATGCCATAGCGGTATCCTTTGGAGATCCTAAGGAGTATTACCTCATTGAGGATACTTTAATGGAGGATCTGTATAAGAGCAGGGAGGCACTCAGAGCGGTTATAGATGCTATTGGAGGAGTAGATCACGATCCATTAGGATTAGAGAGTGCAGAGATTTACAGGATCAGAGAGTTAATTAAGGAGGCGTATTGAGATATGTGTAAAATTAGTGAACTGAATTTAGAAACAGCTAAGTACTATGGGTATGAGGCACAGAGTAACCAGTTAGTAGAGGAGTGTGCAGAGCTCATACAGGCGGTAAATAAGTACCGTAGAGTAGAAACAGGCTTAGGGACAGCCTGTAGCAGAGGATAAAAAAGCTATTGCCAGAGATAACTTAGTAGAGGAGATTGCAGATGTAGAGTTAATGCTGGAGCAGGTAAAGTATCTCCTCCAGATCCCAGAGGATGAGCTCTTAGCGGTTAAGACCTTTAAGGTAAATCGTACTAGAGAAAGAATGGAAAGCAGTAAATAAAATTTTTTTTTTCAAAAACTATCTAAATTTTCCTCATATTGAGGATTAAGTTATTTATCAATAAAAATAACACACACAGAAAAGGAGAAAAATCTATGAGAGCATTTAAAGGATTTAACAAGGATCTTACCTGTAGAGGTTATCAGTATGAGGAGGGTAAGGAATTTCACACAGAAAGAGCGGAGCGCTGTGATACAGGTTTTCACGCTTGCGAGTATCCGTTAGATTGTTTTGGATATTATGATCCAGCACATAGCGTATACCATGAGGTAGAGTTATCTGGAGAGATGGATAAGAGAGGAGATAATACTAAGGTATGTGCTACTGATATTAAGATCGGAGCTAGATTATCTATTGCAGGACTTGTAAAGATGGCTATTGATTTTACTATGAGTAAGGTAAACAAAGAGGCAGGATCAGACGAGCGACACGGTTTTGCATCTGCTACAGGGAATTATGGAGCCTCATCTGCTACAGGGTATAAAGGAGCCTCATCTGCTACAGGGGATTATGGAGCCTCATCTGCTACAGGGTATAAAGGAGCCTCATCTGCTACAGGGGATTATGGAGCCTCATCTGCTACAGG